GCAAGGGACACCTTGATTCAATATGGTGCACAGGACTATGACGTGCACTCAGTTGAGATCATTGGACGTGACGAGGGACTGAGAGTCACCACAACAGTCAGGGACAATGGCTGAACTCAAGATTGAAGGTTCAGAGCAACTTGCACAGAGACTCAGGAAACTGGAGGAGAAACTGGGCAGAAAGGAGGCAGTCAAGATCCTCAAGAAGGGTGCACCACCCATCAAGAAGGAGATGAAGAGACTTGCACCCGTCAGGTCAGGCAACCTCAGGAAGTCCATTGTCACAAGACGTGGAAAGAAAAACAGAGCACTGGGTGAGACCGTCTTGGTTGGTGCGAAGGGAGGCAAACAGGGTGCACCATATGCTCACATTGTGGAGTTGGGTGCACGGGGTGGGACATACACTGCCCGTGGTGATGGCTACTTCCAAATCATTGGAGCATTTGGAATTGGACGTGTCTTCACCAAAACCATTGAAAGGAAACCCCTGCAAGGACAGGGGTTCATTGCAAAGTCCTTCAAGACCAAGAGGGGTGAAGCAGAGAACAGAATTGCAAAAGAAATCAAGAGAAGAGTTGAGACATGATTGGAGAGATCATTGACATCATTGAGGCAGACTTGGCAACAATGACTGCATTGGGGCATGATGCATCCTCACGGATTCATGCCATTCAGCGAACACAGGCAACCATCCTCCCATGTGTGGTTGTGGATCTCACCAACTTTGAACCACAAGAGACCAAGTCACACTCCTCCTTTGTGGACTTCGTCACCATCCAGTTGTCTGTCTATGCTGACAACCCCCGTGAATCCTATGTGATCAGCACCTATCTCAGGGATGCTCTTGACAAGTATGTGGGCAGGGTGAACCAAACAGACATGGACATCAGGTTTGAAGATCTCCAAGTGGGGATCAGTGCAGAGGATGAGTCCTTTGTCACACAGACCACCTTCATTGTCACATCAGAACGTGACGGGCAAAGTGCCCACACCTAAAGTGTCAGCTTTCTTTAATCAGGTTGGTTGAATGGAACTGTGATGGCGGCATTTTGAACCCATTGCCAAATGCCGTCTTCAAATCGTGCCTTCACAAATCTCAATCGGTTGTGAGATTCCCCAAGTGCGTAGCCATCAGCACCATTTCCCATGCTTGCCAAGACAACCCAAGAGTCATTGACCCAATGCTCAATTCTGATTGGTTGTCCTTGGTAATACTCACTGCCTGTTCCAACAAAATGCACCTCTTCCCCTTCGCAGTTATTCTCCTTTGGAAGATGCATGACCAAAGGTCTGGAATTTGATGGGTCTCTGTAATAGAGAACCGTCCTGCAATTCTGACCTCCTAAATAGTAGTGCCACTCAGAAAAGCTACTTGAACCACCCCCTGCAAGGCAGATTTCTGTGTCGACTTCATAAGCGCACAGAGCTTCAGAGGTGAGACTGTCAAGTTGTGTCTGCTGAGCAGTCAGTTCTGATTGTAATGAGTCAAGCTCTGCATCCAATGAAATCAAATTGAGCATCACATCCGTTGCCCACAGATTTGGGTCTGGCAATGTCCAAGGTTCTCCAAATGCACTGAGCATAATGAGCAGATCATCACTGCCAATTTGCCCATCCCCGTCTGAGTCAGGATTGAAGGGGAACTCTATTGAGGTTTGACCAAATGCAGTTCCAAGCATTAGTGTCAATAGGAGTGAAAAAATGGTTGTCTTCATGATGTTGAAGTGTTGGTCAATATTCAAAGATGATGACACATCAATCACCCTTAGTCAGGGAGTACCAAAGACCGTCCTCACCTCTTAGGAACATCATGCCTTTTGGAGTGTTTGCGGTGATTACATAGAACCCTAAACCACAAACGTCTGCACCGCACCCTGCGTCTCCTTGCCACACTTGGAGAAAGTTTGATCCCGAATTGGAAGGATTGGGTTGGTTTGCTAAAATGACCAAGGAACTAAAATCATTGCCTTGCGGCAGTTGGACGTGCACATAACCATTGTCATCCAATAGGGTTGTGATGTAGAGAAAGTCAGTGTTCTCGTCAACATAAATTGTGTCATTTGGTGTTGTCACCGTTTCAAAAACAGAAACAGTTGAATCCCCATTGTCAAAAGCTGAATTGTAAAGGGGTAGCACACCCATGATGTCATTGATGCCAATGAATTCATCTCCGTCAACATCAGGATTGTATCCCATTGGTTGAGGGATGAACTGACCAAATGCCGTTCCAAGCATTAATGTCAATAGGAGTGAAAAAATTGATTTCATAATTCCAAGATACGAAGCAACCGTTCAAACTTGACAGTGTCAACCTCTCCCTGTCTTTTGGAGGGGAATTTTGGGAGCATGAAACTGGAAATCATTTCCCCTGTCACAGGCAAATCTTGGAAGGTTGGACACACGGTCTTGATCAGTGATCAGAAACGTGCTTTCCAACTGATTGAGGATGGACTTGCAATCCATCATCCCACAGTCACAGATCCACCACCGTCTCATGAATGCCCCTGCAAGGAGCATGAAGAACCGTGTGCAGAATGTGAAGAGAAGGAGATCCAAGAGGCAGAGTCTGCACAGGAGTCTGATGAGACACAGGATCAAGAAGTTGTCTCCAAGAAGGTGACAACCCCCAAAAAGAAAACAACCCCTCCCAAAAAGTAAGCAATGGCAACAACTGGAACAGTGAAGGGAAATCTCGTGGGTGTTTACATCCAAGATGCAGACGGATCAGGTGACACAAACTTTGATCTGATTGCATGTGGAACAAACGCCTCCCTGAACATCACAAACGAGATGATTGAAACTGTCTGCAAAGACAATGATGGTGCACGTTCTGTCCTTCCTGGGCAACAGTCCATCAGTATCACCGTGGAAGGACTCACGGCATATGACAATGTTGGACGTGAGCACCTCTTTGATGCAGTCAAAGACAAAAGTGAATTGACCCTTCAATATGGGTCAGGAGTGACAGGTGATCCATATGTGCAGGTTGATGCATACATCACCTCATTTGAGGAGAGTGCACCACTGAATGATTCAACTTCATTCACTGCCAACTTCGACTGTCACAACATGACAACTGGAACATTCTCCTAATTGATTGAAGCATGAACGAACTCAGAGGACAACTTGCAGTGGAGGTTGGGAAGGACACCCATGAGGTGTTGTTGAATCTCAATGCCTTCCGTCTGTTGTGCAAGGACAAGAAGATTGATCTGACTGGACTGGATGAGTTCGTCAACAGTGATCCACTTGACTTTGTGCCAACGGTCATCTATTGGGGCATCATGAATGCCTGTGATTTCAAGGGTCAATCTCGTCCTGAGATCAACTTTGACCACATCTCTGCAATCATTTGCAGTGATCTTGACAAGTTCCAAGAACTGTCAGAGTCCGTTGGACAAGCAATGGGTCAATCAATGGGAGGGGAGACAGAGGGAAACTGATGAGAGGGGGAGGTGACAACACTTCCCCCTCACTCACCACTTGGGCAGATCTCTATGCCCACGGTCTCAGTCTTGGGTTGTTGCCTGATCAGTTTTGGGCAATGACCTTCTTTGAGTTGGCATCCTATTCTCAAGGCAGGGTCAATCATGACAAACTCCTTTGGAATCACACGTCAAGTCTCCTGTCCTTGATGGCAAACGCCAACAGGGACTCAAGAAGGAAACCCACACCCTATGCCCCCAATGACTTTCACCCATATGCCTCAGATGAGGACACGAAAGAGAACGTCAATGAACTAACACAGGAACAGATCAACCAAATAGCCCAATGGCAAGTCAATCCCTCCTCTCAGTAGTCCTTGGACTGAACTCCTCACAGTTCACCAAAGGACTCACCAAGGCACAACAGGGTCTGAGAAAGACTGCAACTCAGATGCAGAACGTGGGACGGGGGATGTCCCTTGCAGTCACTGCACCATTGGTTGGAATTGGAGCATCTTCCTTCCGTGTAGCGGCTGACTTTGAGTTGGCTATGAAGAAGGTCAAGGGGATCTCAGGAGCAACTGGGAAAGACTTTGAACTTCTTGAGAAGAGTGCCAAGGATCTTGGATCAAGCACTGTCTTCAGTGCCTCTGAAGTGGCAGGTCTCCAGTTGGAACTTGCCAAGTTGGGGGTCAGTGCCAAGGGGATTGAGAGTGCAACTCCGTCCATCCTTGGTCTTGCACAGGCATTTGGGAATGAACTTGCACCCACTGCTGAGACTGTCCAACAGACCATCAATCAGTTTGGTCTGAAGGCAGAGGATGCAGGACGTGTGGCAGATGTCATGGCAACTGCCTTTGCAAGTTCTGCTCTTGATCTTGAGAAGTTCTCAGGGTCAATGGCAAATGCAGGAATCCTCTCAAATCAGTTTGGATTCAGTCTTGAGGAGACCACGTCTCTTCTTGGTGTCCTTGCCAACAACGGTCTGTCAGGAGCAGATGCAGGGACAAAGTTGAAGATGGCTTTCAGTGAACTTGCATCACAAGGTGTTGATGTGAAGGACACTTTCAGTGCCATCATCAATGGATCAATGGACTATTCTCAAGCCATTGACATCCTTGGCAAGAGGAGTGCCATCCTTCAACCACTATTTGGAGAGAACCTTGAAGTCCTCAATGACCTGAACAAAGAGTTGGTCAATGCAGGGGGCAGTGCCGTTGACATGGCAAAGGAGATGGATGATTCTGCCAAGGGTGGAATTGCAGGGATGAAGAGTGCCATTGAAGGTGCACAGATTGCCTTGGGAGATGCTCTTGCACCCACCGTCTTGGAGGTTGCAAACAAGATCAAGGAACTTGCACAGGCATTCTCAAGGTTGAACCCATCAACTCAGGAGACCATTGTGAAGGTTGGACTGGTTGCTTCAGCAATCGGGCCTGTGGTGCTTGCCGTGGGGAGCATGATCAAAGGATTCCAAGGTGCAACCCTTGCAGTCAGAGCGTTCACCACATCTCTTCTCACCAACCCCTTCACTGCCATTGCCGTTGCAGTGACTGCCATTGGGACTGCACTGTTCACAATGGGCAATGAGAACCTCATTGCAAGTGACAAAGTCCTTGACTTCAATGGGACTCTCCAAGCACAGAATGATCTCCTCAAGGAGTCTGTGAAGCAACTTGCCGCAAGGAGTGCCTTGGTGAAAACGGCATTCAGTGGAGATGGGGTCAACACAGTCACGGATCTCCGTCAGCAGATCGGTGCACTCAACACAGAACTCTCCAACCTCTCACCTGAAGCACTCCAACAGTTTGAGAACTTCAGCATTGGTCTTGCCAATGATCCTCTTGAACAGGTGAGGTTGGGGATCATTGAGACCTTTGATCGCACCACCAACACCTTCAGTGAGGAGGCAAGACAGGCAAACCTTGCAATCATCTCTGAGGCATCAGGAGTCAACCTGTCTCCTGCCATCCTTGACATCCTCCAGTCCCTTGATCCATTTGGTCTGAGCACTGAACCACTCAGTGCCTCCTTTGACAAGATTGTGGAGATCATCAATGGTCAGATTGCAGGTCTTGAGGATCAACTGGATGAGAGAGAGAAAGCCATTGAGACAAAGGTGGAGGTGGTCATTGATGACTCAACCTCATCCACCAAGGCAAAGGAAACTCTTGAGTCTGTCCTTGCAGATCTTGAGAAACAGATGGGGGACATTGGGGAGTTGGAGGTTCTCCTTGGTGCAGACTTGGACAGTGAGAAGTTCTCTGCCATTGAAGGGACAATCAAGAAGATTGTTGAGGCAGACTTTGCAAACAGTGCTGAGGCACTTCAGGCATTGGTCACTCAGATGGCACTCTTCAAAGAGGAGACTGAGAAGGTGGAGACCCCACTGGACACCCTGAAAGCACAGTTCAAAGAACTGGAGGTGAGTCAGGGACTTGGGATCATGAATGATCTTGAGATTGCCCAGCAGATGATTGTCTCACTGGAGACTGCCTTGAGGGATTCCATCCTTGCAGATCCCAACTTCATCAACACAGAACAGTTTGAGGAACTCAATGCACTGTTGGAGAAGTTGAGGGGCAACATCGACACCACCAAGACAAGTCAGGAAAGTCTGAACAATGCCTTTGACATTGGTGCATCCTTGGGAGACACAATGGGTCAGGTGGTGTCAGCAGGGTTTGACTCCATGACCAACAGTGGTCAGTCTTTTGAAGAGGCAGTCAGGGGGATCTTCTTGAATCTGATCAAGGGGGCACTCTCCACTGCCATTGCCAACGCCATCACTGCGGCATTCAGTCCTGCATCTCCTGACAACATTGCCACTGGTGGTGCGGCAGCACCCATCAAGGCGGCAGGACTCAAGGCGGCAGTTGCATCTCTCTTTGGGTCAATCCCAAAGTTTGCCCGTGGAGGGATGACACTGAATCCAACCCTTGCCATGATCGGTGACAACCCTTCAGGAAGAGAGGCAGTGATTCCGTTTGAACGCATGGGATCATTCCTGCAAATGGCAGGGGTGGGATCAAGCAACATGAACATCACAGGCAGGATTCAAGGACAGGACATCATCCTGAGCCAAGAACGTGCCTTGAGACAAAGAGGACGCTGATGCCAACACAAGCACTGAACAGTAGCACAGGAGCGTGGAGAGCACGTTATTTCTCAGAGTTCTATGACCTGAGTGGAAGACACTGGAGGGTTGAACTGATTGACTCAGAAACTGCACAGGGACACCAAAGTTTTGGGATCTCCTCAAGCACAGTCAAAGAGGTGCAGTTGGCAGGAGAGGGGTTCACCCTGTCTTGGGATGGGGCAACAGATCACATTGGTGGTCAGATCATCCCGTCCTCTTGCAGGGTCACATGGATTGTGGATGACAACAACTTGGAGAACCTCAAGAATGCAGTCAGAAACAGTGATGATTCACGTCTTGCCATTGCAGTCTATCAGGACAGGGGTGCACCATACTGGTTGCCATATTGGGTGGGATCACTCAATCATGAGG